CAGCGCGCTCCAGCAGCTTGCGCCGATATTTCGGGTTTCGATTGGTCTGTTCAAGGGTGGGAATTCGGAGCAGAACTTTATATGAGACGCAGGCTGATGGGCCCAGCTCTCTTGGATAACAAGAGATTGCTCAACGTGTTGAAACATCGGTTCCGGTGTTTCAGCCTCAGTGTGTTTCAGCTATCAGACGGAACTTTGATAGAACAACTGGAACCAGGAATTATGAAGTCCGGATCGTATCTGACCTCATCCATGAACTCCAGGATCAGATGCCTTATGGCGGAGCTGATTGGAGCACTTTGGTGCATAGCGATGGGGGATGATTCAGTCGAGGGATTTGTTCCTGATGCTCCTGACAAATACGCCGCCCTGGGACACACCTGCAAAGAGTATCAGACTTGTCCGGTCGATTACTCTGGTAACTTACAGTCGGTTGATTTCTGCTCTCACTTTATTTCAGAGAGTTCAGTTTTCCTGGCTATGTGGCCGAAGACTCTTTACAGGTACTTAAGCAGCACTAGGCCTCAGTTTGAGGATATCAAAGCCGAGTTAAATTCGTCGCCGAAGTGGAATCAGATAGCTAGATATCTCCGGTCGATCCAGCTGGACGATCGACAAAATTAAACAGAAAGAACTCCCTAGAGTAGAAATGGCACCCGCACGTAAGAAAACACCTGCGAAGAAAGTAGTCGTCCAAGTTCGAGCGCCCCGGCGTAGGACACGCCGGTCGCGCTCAGGACAAGGATTAACTAGTATCACTAGGGCTCCCTCGGCTATGGGAAGGAACACAACGTCAATTAGTCCTCAGATTGTAACTCGCAATGGCACAACCATTGTTCGCAATTGTGAGAGTATTACGACGTTGACTAGCGCAATTTTAATTCCAGGAGCAGAGATCGTAGGCAATATTCCGCTTTCAGCGCGAAACACAACTAGTTTGCCATGGTTAGAGCGAGTCGGTGCTTTATATTCGAAGTATAGATATCGGAACCTACAGGTGGTGTACGAGCCTTACTGCCCAACGAACACGTCGGGCCAATTAGTTATGGCTCTTGTTTATGACTTTAACGATACCACTACATCACCTAGTAGTACGACCATATTGCAGACTGGTGGAAACGTACGATGTTCTGTCTGGGATCATAGCCAACCTTTGCGCTATGACGTGGCGAAAGCCGCACAACCGTGGTATTATAGTAGACTTAATCCCGCAGCCAACACTCAGGCCAATCTATCTGTGCCCGCGTGGTTAATTTATTCCATCTTTAGTTACTCTGTAGATCAGGGACTTGGACGCATTATGTGTCACTATGATGTTGAGTTCTGCGACCCAGTAGCGCCAGGCATAAATAGTTAGGTAATCATTAAATGCATCCGCAGCTCATATGGCAGGAGGGGCTTTTCAAGAAGAC